TTCACCGTCACCACCGCCCCGCTGATCGAGAACCCAAAGGCCCAGTCGGAGTAGGACATGGTCGAGGATGAGGACGACTTGACCTTCAGTACATATCCCGTCGGGGTGTTGTCGATCGTCAGGTTCGGGCTGGACATCTTCGCCAGCCGCCCGACATATTCCACGATCCGGTTGAAGTTTGCCAAATCCAGCGACTTGTCCGTCAGATTAGCCTTGTGAAAAATAGGTATATTCACGGCTCCTCCGTTCCGGCCAGCAGGGAGCCGAGGTTGGCAGTCTCGTACAACTTTTGGGTAGGGGCTTCCTTGTTCACAACTTCCCTAAAACGAGCTTCCCCTGTAGCGGGAGCAGGATCGAAAAAGTAGTTCCATCCCACATAACCAGTGCCAGTGGTCTGTTTTTGTGCCTTGACGGTGAAAGTAAATCCGACCTTGTATCGCCGCTCCCCCTTGCTGTTTCGATATTCTTCGTGTTCTACCCCGTCAAACATTACCAGCCCGGCAGCGAAGGTGTTTCCACCAATCTTGAAAGAAGCATTATTGATCTTTCCAGCAAACTCCGCCCATGTGCTTATCTCAAGGGAGGCAAGACGGCGGGTAACCTTAAAGGTGCCGGTGACAATCTTTTTGAACAGCTGCTGATCACACTCCCTTGTGGTTTCGTCTCCCCAAACCCAGTGAGCCTTCACTCCGGTCTTCTCGCCGTCTATGTTGATTGCTTCCCCACTCATCCCCCCACTGATCGGCAGGTTATCCGGGTCGGAGTTGGCAGGGTCGTCCGGGTCGTCGCTCGTCCCCGGCGTGTTAGAGTAGGAGACGACATACAGCTTCTGGGTGCAGTCGTTCCCGTAGTAGGTCTCCTTGATGGTCGTTACCACCACAGTAGACAGCACATCGTCTTCTGCATCCAGTTTATCCCCTATCTCCGGCAAGGAGTCGGTCGCGCCGGGATAGGAGTCTATGAACTGGCGGGTAGCGGTAATCCCGTTCACGGTCTTCGTGAGGTCGTATCCCGCTGCCAGCTCTTTGTATGTGCCTTCGATTGCCATGATCAGTATCCTGCTGAAAATAATGGAACGCTTGTGTCACCACCACTGAAATTGGTTATGAGGGTATTGAGTAGTTCGTTAGTCTTGCTCGTGTTCTTGGCTGTATCCTTTGTGGCTGTCTTAATATCCTTCTCGTCCTTGCTCTTCGTGATCCCTTCCTGCAACTTCTTCCACTGGTCAGCCATGCTGATAATGGAGAAGCTGGCTTTGCTTGTTACATCCCCACCGGGGGCTTTTTCTCCTTTCGCCGTTTTTTCCTTTGCACCCTTCTGTCCAAGGGCGGCAGAAATTCTGGCATCTTCTGCCCAATAATCAGTTACGATCTTTTCAATTTTAGTTATGTACCCCTCAAATGGATTGGTAGCAAACCCCTGCCCAAGAGTTTGCAATGACGCTTTGAGAGTTCCTAATTGCTCCATCGTAGCTTTGAATGGAGAAGCGTCAGCAAGATCGTTTCCGAACACCTTCCAGCTCTCCTTCATAATATTTAGCTCACCTTCAAAACTGGTAGTGCCAGCAAAGATATCTTTGATGTCGGGAGACTTCCAACCTTCGGACGGATCTTTGATAAACTCCCATGCAGATGATGCCACTGCCTTAATATTATCAAACATATTGGTGAAGATTGTTCCAATATTGGATACCACCCGCTTGATAGGTTCCCACAATGATGTGATGATAGCCTGGGCAAGACTTCCCAAAGCCGTGCTTATGTATTTGAACACCCCTATCATTCCTACGATGAGCGTGTTACCTACCTCATAAAGAATGTTTGCTATCTCAGCCAAGCGATCCACTATATAACCGACAGTCCGAGCAAGAGGTTCGATCAGCAACGTCCACAACATCGTCCCCACATACTTGATATCGTTGCCCATATAACGGAAACCACCTATCACGGTATCTATCCATAACGCAAATTGACCGCCCTTTATCAAAGCGTCCACCGAATCTTTGAACTCCCATATCAGTTTCACTATGCTTTGCAACTCGCTTTTGAAAGCCCCGGAACTAACCAGTCCCTGTCCTATAGACTCAAACACTTCCCCCACCGCTTTCCTCATCTGCCCAAAAGCACCAGAGATGGTGTTGATCTCCCCACGGGCCATCCCCATCCCAGCGGCACCTATCTTCATTATCATTGCCCACTTCTCAGTTTGTGTAGTGGCCTGTTTCAACTGAGGGAAGTACCGCTGGAGCATCATGGTGTTTCCCATACCCGCCCGCGTAACCATGTTCATGGCCGAATTCAAATCCATTCTCATCCGAGCCGCCAACCCTACTGCCGCCGGAATAGCCTCCTCCATCTTCTTAGTTGATAATCCCCTTGCCAATGCCGAAGCCATTGCAGACTTAACTTGCTCGTCGTCCCACTTTGTCACACGTGAAATCCTATCCGCAAGCTTCTCGTACTTTGGCATTAACAGGTCCACATTACCACCGGCCATAGCTATCGCCCCGGCCAACCGCTTGCTAACCACCTCAGCTTCCATGAACTTCTTCACGGAATAAACCATAGCACCACCGACCACCAATGGAAGACCTACCATGGCGCCAACTAATCCTTTGGTAAGTCCCGATCCGGCTATGCCGACAAAGGACGACACCATGGCCTGGGCACGCAATAACCCGCTTTGGAGATAAGAAGTCTCCGCGAGAATGTTGACATAAGCGTCACCAAGAGCCATTCCTGTAAGTCCACCAGCCATATTATATTACATCCCGTAAGTCGAACGTGGTTCTGCCTGTCTTTGCCTTCAGTAGTTTCAACCGCTGCTCAATGGCAATCGTCCCGTCCACTTCTTTCGTACCACCACCTTTGACCGTTCCACCCATCATCTCAATCTGCTCCTTCCGTCTCCGATTCACCGCGGCCAACGCCGACCGTAACTGAGGAAAATTCAATTCCCCAAGCTGCTTGAACGACTGGCCTGAATAAAGCCACAAGTCCCCCAGTAAAGTGTCCCAGTCTACGGCGCTTTTGGGTCAACGTCCGCGCCGCCCTCCATGGGGATTCCCGCCGTCCCGGTGAGCTCCTTGATCAATCCCTTCACGACCACCTTGTCAATCTCATCCGTTACTAAGGAAGTAATATCGGGAAGGATGTCATTCTTGTCTTCCTTCAAATGGGTCAGTGATAAAATCATTGCTATCCCATCTTGGGAATTGGCCTTGTCCTTGACAAGCGTCGTGATCTGATTGGCCACCGGAGGATTGCTCATCGCCGATACCATGAATGGGAGCCGTTCTCCTGAATCAAGTTCGTCCGCCATCGTCCGGATACGCAACCGCCATTCGTTCTGCACAACGGCCTCGTATTTGCCGAATAGTTCAGCCAAAGTGATTCGACGGAACTTGTGTTTCTTGCCCGCGAGAGTTTCCTCGATGGGCTGATCTGTCAATGCTGATACCGGTTCCATTATATCCTCCTCGTTTATACCCCCAAGACATCGTCTAAATCGCCCCAGGACAGGTTAAAAGCCGCTGCCCTGACCCTTTTATTACCCCACCGCTATGGACCCTGTGAAGGCGAAGGAGACGTCATACGTGACCTTTCCATCAACGGGTACGTTCACATCCACCTTGTCTACGAACACTGAGCCAGTGAAGGTCGGGCCGCCATTGGACGTAAGCGTTCCTGCCGCCAAACCTCGGGACGGGATCGCCGTGCCCTGGCAGGTTGCAGAACCTTCCATGCCGATCAGGCCGGGGATGTATTCCTTCCACCCACCCGAACCTAGGTTGGTCGCGTCCAGCTTGTCTGTGCTGATTGACGCCTTCCACTGGGTTACCTCACTGATGCCGGTTGGGCCGGAAAATGCCCCGCCGTGCCCCGCCACTGCAGTTGTAGCCGCCATGATACTCTCCTTATTATGTTATCGTAACGCTGCCCGAAAATGCAAACGAAACGTCATACGTGACCTTGCCATCCACTGAGACGCCGACGTCTACCTTATCTACCAGGATGGAACCCGTGATGGTAGCCCCACCTGTGGACTTGGTCTTGAGCGTGCAGGCCGACAACGTGCCTCGAGCCGGGATGACTGTCCCCTGCGTGGTGCAAGAACCTTCCGCCCCGCTCAGTCCACCGATGTACTCCTTATGCTGGGCGGAACTCATGTTAGTCCCGTCGAGCTTGTCCTGTGACACGGATAGTTTCCACTGGGTGACTTCTGTGAACCCAGTCGGGCCTGTTATACTTCCTGAAAATCCACTTATGGCCGCGGTAGCGCTCATACTGCACCTCCCATGTTATTTAACTTTCTTTTGATCCAACCTTTTGCTCCTGCAATACTCATTTTAAGTCTTTCCTTTGGGTCTTGATATCGTTTACTTGTAGCAAGACTAGTTTTCTCCCGTTCCTTAGGATCAAGGTAGCGCTTGATATGAGCATCACTTAATTTTTTACGTTCGTTAGGATCTTCATACAATTTTCTCATAGCCATGCTCGTTTTCTCGTGTTCTTTTGGATCTAAATATCGTTTGGTATTGGCAATTTTCTGTGCCTCACTATTTCTCTTTCTCGCCGCAGGTGTATTCCGAGCGATTTTCATCCCCGTTATTGTTTTTTCTGAATGATGAGAGCCTAACCTGTATGAAGCCAATTTTGCTTTTACTTCTGGGTGATCTACATACATTTGTGTTAATGTTTTACTGATCTTTTTTCCTATTTTACCAGTAGAATCTGCAACGCCGTCACCTCCGTCCGTCATGTTCCACAACTTGATCCCATAACTACGAAAGTAAGCGATCCACGCCTTCTCTTCCTTGTCCCCGTACCCATTTGCCACCTGAATCAAAGAAATGGTTGGGAATCTTCCCTCCCGAAGCATTTTTCTAAGTCCCCTACCTCTGTAGGATTGGTCACCTTTACGCGCCCCCGTTAAATGATCGGCAAGTCGCCACTCGAGGGCCTTGCAGGTTTTCCCTACGTATTTGATCCAGTGATTATCCCGAATAGCGTAAATTAAAGTAATCATAAATCACCGACCCAATAAATACCGCGTTTCAATTACGTAAGAATATCCCGTGCTGTCCGGGTCACGGATCAGTCTCGCGTTGTTGCACTTCGCCATCAGGCAGGTGATCCCGGTCATACCTGTCAGGATCACGTTGTGATAAGTTGACCGCACCGCCTGTCCCGCCGTGACCACCAGCGAGTCCGTCCCCGACGCGATGTTACCCACATTGAACTGGACGAGAGCGTCTATGGTCCCGACCGTGCTGTTCATCACAAAGTCTTCCTGCGCCGACACCCCGGTCAATACGACAAATGTCCCACTGGCGTTCTGCGGTGCCTCGTCGAGCCACATCCCGCCCGGCGTAGCAGTCCGCAGGGTAGCCCCGCCTGCCGCCGCGTACAACGCTACGATTGCTTTGAGTAACTCGTCCATTTTAGTGTCCTGTGATAATCCGAAACATTGCTTTCCTGCATCGTGCCAGGGCCGGTCTCAGATAAGGCCGTGCCGCCATTTTAACTGTCCCATATTCCAAGCACAGGGCATAACTTCCCTTGCCGCCTTGCGGTTTCAGTGTGCTCCCGACCAGTCGGACCAACTTTGACGGTGCGTTCCAGTGGATACTCCTGCGCAACATGCCTGTCTGCACAAACGGCGGATCCCCTGGGGTTGAACTCTGCATCTTCCGCCACTCCTTCGCTTTCAACGGAGTGAAATTACCATTGCCTCTATGCTTCAGCAATCCGATGTCGGGCATGGCCGACGGACTCCCGAAATGAGCCACCACATCATTCACCAGATATATAGCCGCCCGGTCCATGTTCTGCTGGACCTTGGCCTCCACCTGGGCCATAACCGCCTGCCCCCGCCACACGAGTTTGCCTACGATGTTCATGCTAACCTCTTGACTATGATTTCACCGTGATGTCCCACCAACGCACCCTCTGGCGTGTCGAATCCAGTCACCAGATACGTCACCCCGCTGATCACCACCTCGTGCTGGGTGCTCAACACCATATCCGCTTCGCAGAACACTCGGTGGGAGGCCTCAACACTCTCCCGCAACAGGACCGCCCGCTCGTCCATTGACAGCTGCTGGAGGCGGCACGGCCTCTGGCTGTAGATGGTAGACCGCACCGGCGTCTGCCCTCCGTACGGGCTGGCTGACATACTCGACAGTATGACGTTCATTTCCGAATTGAGTAATCCAGTAAAACTCACTTCAGTTCTCCCTGTATCTTGGCCAATGTCGGGATCATGTATTTTTCCATCACATTGGCGATCCGGTAGTCGGCAGACCTCTCTACCGCTTCTTCCCGCCAACCATCCCCCTTACGGTCATAAGCGCAGTCCAATTCATAAGCCACCATGTCAACATCCACCTCGAATTGAAACCCGCCCGGCACCAATGGTCGCTTGACACCTTCGGTTATCTTTTGTCCACATCCTACCTCCCCCGCCCCCGCGAAGTCCGGCACGATGGTCGGACACCCACACGCCTGCGCGTCCATGATCGGCAGGCCAAACCCCTCACCCACGCAGCAGTTCAGGTGGACGTCACTCACGTTGTAGAGCAGGTTCAGATAGTCGCTTCCGATCTGACCCGTGTTGTATGCGTACTGGTTGACAATTACCACCGATTTGTCCTCAATCCCGTACAGTTCCATCATCCCCGGCAGGTCATCCCCATCTCCCCATAGGCCTGTGACTTCCGTATGCAAATACAGGAGAGCGTCTGGATGGGTGGAACTGAACTTTTTCCATGCTTCGAATATCGCCGGGAAGTTCTTGCGCTTCCCGCTGTTGGCCGACACCACGTTGACCAGGAACTTGCCGGTCAGGTCCTTCTTGAGAATGTCACCGAATTGCTTCCGCAAAATGTCTCGGCTTATCGAGCTCTTGTACATCACCGCTGGGTCGAACGCACATGGCACATAAAGGACATCGGCAATCCCGGCCTCCTTCATAACCCTCTGGCCGAACCGGGTCGGGGCAATCGCCCACTTGCACGCCTTCAGCGGAACGGTGTTGCGCTTCATCAGCGGGTCGCTGTCAGCCGGAACCCATGCGGCCCACTTGACCTTCTTGACCTCCTCGGTGCGGAGCACGAACGCGTCCAGCCACGACCACACGATGTCCGCACCCCAGTGCTGGGCGTGTTCGACCACAATGTCCGTCCCGTAGTTGCCTATATGGTTGCTGTGCGGGAACATCTTAATCCCGTTCCACATCTGCACGCTGGAAAACAGGCCGGTGGAGCAACTGATCGCCACGTCGTGTCCGGCGGCCTTCAGGGCAGGTGTCCACAGGGCGGTCTGCGTCCCATAACCGCTGCCTATAAGTGGGCTAACGCTGTGCCAAAGGATTTTCATAAACGATGCTCAAGTTCCCCGTATTTGTTATTCATAGCCATCGGGATGGCATTTATAATTGCTGTTTCTTGGATCATGTGTAAACGTTCAGTAGCTCCTCGTGGTATAATGTCATCGCCTTCTTTATTGACTTCAATACCACTCCAACCAGGTTTACCTTGAACGGTAATAGATTTTGGCTCACGAAGAATGACAGTCTTACCGTTCTCTAAACGGAATTGAACAAAACGTCGGCCAGCTATAAGATCAAACCGATGGGCACTTCGATTTCCTCCGCTACCAAATCCTTCTCCATACTGGTTCCCATGAAACTCGTGTCCTGGCAGGTCACCTTTACTCAACACCACCACGGACGGTCCTGCCTCGATAACTTTGATAAAAATACTCATATCGTGATCCGTTTGAAAAGGTCGAGGTCCTTCTTCCGGTTGTTCAATGCCGACAACACCGCGCCCTTGTCCTGCGCCGACAGGCTGTACGAATAGTTACCTATATTCTCGCTTTGCAAATTGCTGTTGAACTTCGTGCTCGACAGGACGTCCTGCAATATCTGGTGGACGAGCAATGCCAGCCCCGGAGGCAGTGTCCCGTCAGAGGCGGCTATCGGTGTCGGAGTGGTCACGGCGTCACTCGGTAACGTATATCCGGCCTTGTACCAGACGAGAATGTTTGCCGACCCTGACGGGAAGCCTGGCCCAATCCCTGTGGTGGCATCGAACCCTTCGACGATTGACCCACCACCAAACCCCACCGGGTCGTTGCCACTGTTGAGCAGCTCTATCATGTCCTCGGCGATCACTTTCACCGGCACCGGGCTGTCCGGCAGCACGAGGTCAGCCGTGTCCGGGTCCACCGCGCTGGCGGCGTAGATCGGGCGGAGCATGCTGGTGGGTTCCGAATTGTAGTCCGTGCTGTTGAGCGTCACGAACCAGCCTGACACCAGCTCAATGGCGGTCTTCAGGGTTGATAATATCTTGCTCGTCCCCACGGGCAGGTCGGTCGTCGTCACTGTCCCGGTGGTGGATATTGAAGTGAGCGACAGGTTCGTCCCGTCGAACGAGACGCTGGCCCTGCTCACGGTGGTGGAAGTGTTCTCGATGTACCCGGCAGTCTCCGTGCCAAGGAACACCTGATACAAGGACAAGATCGGCCACTGCTCCAGCCGCAGGATCGGACTGCCCGTCCCGTCCACCCAGCTGAGGTAGGTGGTCACAGCCAAATCCCGCTTCAAGTACTTCGCGATCTGGTCGGACACTTGGGGGATCAGGGCGGTGATAAGGGCGTCCTGGGAAGTCCCCGTCATACCCGCGAACTGACGGAATCTGGTGAGAGTAGTCAAGTTCATACTGTTCCCTGTTCCTTAGCACACGCAAGACACGTCCTGGTTCGCCCTACAACACGTCGAAAGGCCTCCGCCATAGCCTTTACAGCCCCCGCCCCTTGCGACCCGTCCTGGGGCGTTTTCATCGCTGGCGGACTGACCACCATCTTGTGCGCTGTAGGCTGCTCTTTCATTGGGCGAATGTGATCTTGAGCGGCTTGCTGATGTCGATGCTTTCCTTCCGCATCTTGCGGTTGTCGTTGAACCAGATGGACTGCCCCACCCGGCGTACGCCCAGGAAGTTCTTGAACTCGATGGTGACGTTCAATGGGCGAACCTGTTTCTCGGCGGGTAAGGCCGCTTGCACCGGCTCCTGCGTTTCCTCTGCCTGACCTGTCGCCGCCACCGGCTCGGTTTCTTCCACCTGTCGTTTTATCTCTCGCTTTGCCATGACCGTTCTCCTTATTTCACATACAGGATCACCGACCCTGTCCTGTTGCTGCCCGCGACTGTAACCCCAAGCGTGAGCAGGTCGTTGACCACATACGGCACCACGTTGGTCGTGACGCTGTCGGTGATCCTGATCCCCGGCACCACGCTGGACACCGCGCTCGTGGAAACTCCCACACCCAAACCTGCCAACACATCAACTCCTGACGGATCCTTAAGCGTCAAAGAATACGTTGCCCCAGTGGATGTCCCGTTCAATAACACGCGAGCGATCTCACCCCGCACATAGAACGTGGTAAGGGTCGCGCTGACTATCCCGTTAGTCGAGGCGGTCCAGGCCAGTGTGTACTTGTTTGGCTCGCCCATCACGGTTTTGGTCTCAACTACCGTTCCCTCGGCGAGGACGAGACCTGCCAGCCCCGCAATCACAAAGCACAAAATCTTTTGCATGAATCTCCTTCCTCGCTGGGGCTGTGGCCGGATTGCCGACAGCCCCGTTGAGTTTCAAGTTACGGACTCGTGACTGCTATCGTCACGTTTGTCACCGCGTTCACCGCTTCAACTGTGGGCGTCACCGTCACCGCCACAACGCCGTTCGTCGCTACCGCTGAGCAGGACGCTGTCGCGTTGGTCGGGTAGTCCAGCAAAGCCGAACATGCGGCTGTCGCATTGGTGATGAAGTCAGGCAATGCTGAGCTTGCCGCTGTAGCATTAGTCACAACTGCACCACCACCAGTAACCGAGACCGTTACAACCGCGTTGCTCGCCAAATCAGGCGTAATGGCGCAGGTCGCATTGGTAATGAAGTTTGGTAGCGCAGAACAAGTCGCCGTCGCATTAGTGGCATAGTCCAACAACGCCGAACAAGTCGCAGTGACCCCAGTGACAAAAGCCAGCGATTCGCCAGCCGCATTGGTAATAGCCGCGCCCGTACTGTCGTAGCCAACAGCCGTTGTAAGCGTTACTGTAATCGTCGGTGTTTGTGCTCCGGGAGCTTGTGCTGTTACTGTAATCGTCGGCGTAACTGCACCGGGGGCTTGTGGTGTAATTGTGGCCGTGGGCGTCACAAGATTATTTGCACCACTCGCCGTTACCGCGCCGGTCTCTTTCGTCACCGTGATCGTCGGTGTCACCGTGGCAGGAGCCTGCGGCGTCACCGTGATCGTCGGCGTTTGAGCACCAGGGCGCTGTGCAGTCACCGTGATCGTCGGGGCCGCCAGCACGTTTGCGCCTGTCGCAGTCGCGGCAGTCATGCTCGGGTTGGCCTGTCGTGTTACGGTCGGTGTTGCTATAAGAGCCCCACCTTGTAACGTGATGTTCTTCAACCCCGTGGTCGTCATCTCCAGGTTGGTCGTCCCTGTCGAGGGTGCTACAAAGATCAGGTTGCCTTGACCGCTGGGACCGGAGTACTTCATCTCCACGTTCGCAGCGAACAGAGGCAAAACGATCCCGGCAAGCATCGCCGTGATTATTATTGCTTTCTTCATCTTATCAATCCTCCAAGTCCCGTCGGGGTGGGCCAGGTTTATTCCCAGCCCACCCGTCAAGGTTGTTTTCGTTTAGTACCCCGTCGGCATATTCTCAGCACCGCGAGCATACCGAGGCTCATACAGTTCATAGATGACCGTATGGGTCGAGGTGGCCGTGGTCACCGCCGACTGGTCGAGCCGGATGTACTGGTTCTCGCTCTTGAACGTATCCGTGTCCAGCATGTCAGCCCGGACCTCGAATATGTACATGGCGGTCTTGTTCCGAACGGCACCGGTGCAGGAGGTGGCCTCGACGCGGGTCAAGGTGTCGCCAGCCAGCATGTCTTCGTTCTTCCAGTACTCGTTGTACGCCAGCGCCGTTGCACACGACGCCGTGGTGCCCTGCTTCAGGGTTACGGCACCAGCCACAACCGCCGCATCGCTCGTCGCCACGAGCAGGATGATCCGGCACTTGGCGTAGTTACGCATGTTCACGCCATTGCCGGAGGTCTGCAAGGGAGAGGTCCCCAGTGCATCCTTGATGACGATCTTCGTGTTTTCCACTAATCTGCTCATTGCCTGTCTCCTTATAATTTCGGCTTCCCATTGGATCTACCGCGCCTAATTGCGCCGTCCATCCCAGGCTCGCCTACTTTTATTTTTACTGTCATCAACTTACGCGGTCGCTTTGAACTCGATCACCGGACTCAACGTGGAGCCGTAGGCGGGAGTCATAGCGGTGGCCGACTCGTTCTGACCGTCAATGTACTTGGTCATGCGGAAGGCCGTCTGGCCAAGGTCGAACTTCAGGTGGATGCTCTGCGCGATCTCCGGGCCACTCTGATCGTCGGCGATCGTGTAGTCCGAGAAGTCGGTCAGAAGCACGCAGCCTGCGGTACCCAGCGCCGGGACCTTCTCGGTCCAGACAATCGGGTAACCCCACAGCGACTGGCCAGGAGCGCCGAGGACGCTGTTCGTGAACACCGCCGAGGAACCCGTGCCGCTCTGTATGTTGAACAGGGGCAGCTGCGGGAACACCGTCTGATTCATCACCCAACACACCGACCCGGCCTTCTTGAACTTCAGACGGGCAAACATGTTGGTGCTGTTCTCAAGCACGAACGTGGTCGCGTCCTGGTCGGTTTCGAAGGCAATCTGAATCTTGCCGGGAGCGTTGCGGATGCCGAGCGGCTGGGCGCCACCGGGGCCGCCAAGGAAGCACAGGTCTTCCTTGAAGCCCACCGCTTCACCAAACTTCGGGATCAGCCAAGAGCCGAGGCTGACTGGGCTCCACTTGATCCACTCTTCCGAAGCGTAACCCATGGCCGTCATCTTCTTGAGCTTGAACTCCAGCATTTCCAACTTCGGCTTGCTGGCGGTGCCTTCGGCGTTCTCGTCGTCGAAGTATATCTTGATACCACCGTAGACCGTGCCTGTGCTGTGGTCCGTGTCCCGCAGGTACGGGATGCGGAGCAGCTGGGTGGCCATCGTTACCTTGTTGGCTCTCGGACGCACGATCGACGCTTCCAAAGAAGCCGCCTGGATCATCGCGCTGGCCGCGCTGAAGATCAGGTAGCCGCCGGACTCGTCACCGCCCACGATCATGCCGTCGCCAGCCGCTTTCGTGACCAGCTTCTCGGAACGCTCGCGGCACTTCATCAACACCTCGGACTCACGTCCGCCACGGGCCGCTTTCTGCACGTCGACCGCGAACCGGCCAAAGGCAAACGCGACTTCGTTCTTGGACAGGTCCTTCTGGCATTTTGCGTTGTCCGGCAGGTAGCCGAACGTCGGGTCGTCGTCAGACCGATCCTTTACGCTGATGTGTATCATTTTCGATGTGTCACTTGCCATCTCCTTGAGCTTGGCTTCAACGGCAACCACTGCGGCGTCGGTAGCTTTGGTAATCATGGACTTCTGGACGGCGGCGAAGTCTTCGGACTTGGTGTCCGTGTACTCCACACCGGCTTTGTCTTCCAGGATCGAGGCGAACGTCTTCTCGTCCACTTCCAAGACCGTGTCGACCGCATGGCCGTTCCACTCCTTGGTTATCTTGCATTTACGTTTCATTGTCTTTGTCTCCTCTGTTGGGGCTGCATTTCCGCGCCCCTGTTTCTTGTTGCTGTGACCCGGCCCATCCTCCCCTGCGATTACGCGTCGGGATCGGTCAGCCATAAGTCGTTTGTTACATTATTTTTCCAGTGCGTCTTGAAAGAGCCTTCTCCACCGCGTCCCCGACCCGCTGGGCGATCTCGGCCCCGCTCGGCGGGACGAACAGCACCTTCACGCTCGGGGCAGGGCGGACGACCTTGATTTCGGGTTCAAATGACTTCCCAAAAAAGGATTCTCCTGCCCTTCTTTGTTCATCTGTCGGAGCGGGTTCTTTTGCTCTCGCACGGTGCAAGGCCGCTTGAGATTCGTGTATTCTCACTTGGGCCTCATAGTGCTCTATTGTGTACCCCTCGTCCCCAAACTCAGCCAGATTCTTAGGTGGATTCTTTACCACGGCACTTGCCGCCACCGCCGCTCTATCATGCGCTTGGGCCGCTCGTTCCTCTCCCTTTGGGGAACCATCACTTGCTTTAGATGCTCGCCAAGCAGCGTCCGTTTGCTTCTCTTGGTTCACTATAGAAGTTTCGGAACTTCCACTCGGACCGCCTCCCCCACCCTCACCTGACCCACCCCGCTCCCCAGGACGCCCACTGTGCCCGAAGTTCCCACTACCCGGTCCACCCTTCTCCTTCTTGTCCGCCACCATCGTCCCGTCGCAGTCCGGCTCCTGGCAGGTCGAGCCGGGGGCGCAGTCGGCCTCGGCGTCGCAGGTGTCGCAGGTGCAGGGGATTGCTTTTGCTTTCTGGGCAGGTTCGTAGACTACTCTTCGCTTCACCGCTTCCGGCTCTCCCACAAGCGTGACCTCGCCATCGTCGGCCACTTCAAATCCCTGACTGAAATACAATTCTTCCTTGCTGATACCGTTCTTGGTAAACAGGAAATAGTCCTCGTAAATCTCAGTCACGTAAGCCTCGCCGACAAGTGCCTGAACAGCCGTGGCGGCTGGAGCTCCGACAAGTTTCCGCAAGGCGTCTCGCAGTTCGTTGTCGGACAGTGGTCCCATCCCCTTTACCCTACCCTTCACAAACACCTTGTCAGTCTTCTTTGGCTCCCGAACCTCAATCGCCTTCTCCTTACCCTTGGCCTTCATCGCGCCGGTCTTGCACTCGGGGCACTTGGCTCCCGGCACAGCGTCCGCCACGAACCCACACTCGTCGCACACGCACGGGACAGGCTCGGCTGCCGCCTTGGTGACCAGGATGCCGTCCTTCATCTCCCAGCCGAGCTGTTTGGCCACTGCACCCTCGATGTGCATTGCCTTGCACACACTGATCATCTCCGCATCGGCATTGCAGGGCACGCTCACGAAACTATGCTCCAATAACACGCCACCTGTAATGATCCGGCTGATGGACTTCTCTGCCCGACCTTTGTCGAACTCAGCCCAGTTGCTCTGCAAGCCGTTGGCCACGTGGTCCCAATCCCGCGCCCCAGGCTTGGTGAAGGACGTGGGGACGAAGCCGATGGACTTGCTCTTCAGGTGGCCCTGACTAACCAAGGCCCAGACCACATTGGCCAGCGTTCCCTCCCCGGTGTCGGCGTGCGTGGTCAGGGCCTTGATGCCGTACTCGTCAGCCTCGATGGTCTCGTCGCTGCCCACCGGGAGCAGGCTGTAGTTGTGATTGACGAGGCAGTGCATATACTTGCGGAACTCTTTCAGGTCGATGGCCTTGGGAATCACGATCTCATCGTCTCTGTCCTGCGTCCTCGCGCTGACGTAGCTCAGGCTCTGGCGGGACTTGGGGTCCAGCTGGTTGACCATGGACTTCTCGCTGTGGGTGTGGCGGTGGAGCTCGAGGGAGTCGGTCTTGTTGCCTGACTCCTTGGCCACGTGGGAGGCGGCGTCCTTCAGCCAAGCCGGGCCATGGTCGAGCATTTCGGCGATCTTAAGTAACTGTTTCATTTGATCTCCTTAACGAATACATTGTACGCTTCTGAATATCTGAAATCCTGCTCGACCTTATCAACTCGGTAGGATCTTCCTTTGTCCACCAGCACTTCTTTCTGCGTCACACTGAACGCTCCTAATCTACCCACATCCACAACAGAAGAAGAAGCCACATGATAAACAAGACAGTAGGGTTTGGTCATCCCCACATTCGCCAAACCATACCCCCGAGCTATCGTCACGTCCCGTGAATAACTTTTGAAAGTGTCCTGTGAAAAAGTACTCCCAACCTTTGGGAGATCAGAAGAAGATGCACCGCGATATACTTCCACTGTATGCTTTGGTGCAGCATCAATAGCGGAACGCAAACGGACTGATACATCCTTTGCCTCCGTTGTAGATGAACGCCCAGCATCGGCAGCCTGGACCTGCTGAGGAAAACTGGAATCATAGGGAGCGCCGAGATAGTGAGCAAACGCGCCTCTCTGACTGTCGGTCAATCGTTCCTCCCAACCCACCTGTTCCTTAGTTGTTGAAATCTCAGTAGTCTTTTTACTGTCAGCGATCTTTCCTTCAATGAACCGCTGTTCTGTCCTAAGACTGTAGATTTCATCTTGCAGTTTCATCCGAGGCTCTATACCTACAGTTTTATCCAATTGCTGAAGAAGTTCCTGATGTCTTTTTTCGATGGCAGTTATGCGATCAATGGCTTCATTTTTACTGGGGTCAGAAATACCTCCACCCGGTCCCGATCCCCCTACCTCTCCCGGACGGCCGAGGTGGCCGAAGTTGCCACTCCCTGCCCCGCCCTTCTGGCTGACCATCTTCTCCTCGTCCAGTTCTGCTACCAGAACGCACCGGCAGTTGTGGACAACCATACCCTTGGCGATGTAGCTTTCATCCTCGGCCACAGATAGGTTGTAGACTGTCCGGTCTTTTACTTGACTGTAATCCACACTAAGAACAGAAGCGTTGACAAACCCTTGCCTGTCTGTTACTGAAACTTTGTCGCCCACTTTGATATCCTTAGCAGCAATCCATTTTAGATTGACAAGAACAGGATGGTCTTCCGTGACAGTAATCCAGGCAACGCCCCCAAACCGAATCTTTACAACTCGCCCTGTGTATGTATGCCGAAAGGTCTTGTTTACCTTTCTAAATATCCCCCGGTGAGTCAAAACAAGGTCACCCTCCTTCACGTCCTTGATCTTTTTCAACCCGGCAAACATGGTTATCGGAGTATCTTCATATACGATGCAGTTCGGATGTAGAGGTGGCCCGTTCACGTCGCTGTAATCCTGACTCATGCTGATCTCCTGGTCCTTCCAGTCCACCGTCTGCTCGTCACCCTGGTCGAAGAAGCTGTCCTCCAGGTCCACCACCGTGCCGTCCATCTCGCGACAGAACGGACATGCATCTCCAGCCGCCACCCACACCTTGCGTCTGACCACGCCGGTGCTCTTCCACGCCTCGATATGCCCCTCGGTGAAGGCCCGTGCGGTCTCCGTCCTGGTGATCATCTCGCTACGCCACCCCTCGACCCACTCGTCGCTGATGTCACTGATCCTGTTGGCCAGCTGACTGATGGTCTCCCCGTTCTCCATCCCGTCCATCAGCTCGTCCCGCAAGGCGTCGGCGGTGGTCTGGTCGATCCCCTCGGCGAACCTGAACATCTCCCGCTCCAGGGCGTCCAGCACGTCCGGGTCCTCGATCCAGTCGGGGATGACGATGGAGGGCTTGGCGGCTTTGAGGGATTTGTTGCTTGTACGTAAAGCATCGAGTTCGTTTTGAAAACTAACAAGTTCCTTCACATAATCAGACCCGTCAGAGGTCATTCGTAATTGAGTTCGCCCCTCTCGTTTCCCCACTACCTCAAACTTAGAACCTGGAAGTAACATCGTTTCTTTTTCACCCAAAACTGAAGCACTCACAGCACGAAATCCGCTTGGGACAATGACCTCAAATACAGCGCCGCTCTCTCCAGCATATCGAACCGCTCTTTCAAAAGAGTTGGACGTAGACCGCGTTCCCAAAGCTGAAAAAGAATCACCCTCTTTCATATCCCGAAACTTGCTTCCATTCATTCCAAAAAACACGGTTTCAGGTTCCTCCAAAACAAATCGGTCAGAGGAAGCAATGGCATTCAGTTTATCAAGGTGGGGAACTATCTCTATCCTTTCTCCCATGCGGGCACGGTCTCGAAGAGAATCCCTATATTCCTCATTACCGAGGTCTTTCCATAAAGCCCCTCGTGCCAACGGCAGATCGCCTGTTTCCATCGCCATCCCACCCCCACCTGAACCGCCCACTTCTCCCGGTCTCCCCTCATGCCCAAAGTTGCCGGAACCTGGACCACCCTTCACCACCACGTCCACCCCCACGCTCTCCGCCATCTCGCCCCTGCCGAACACGGCCATCTTCCGGGCGTGCTTGGGGAACTTGCGGATCTGCTTGAGCGCTTGGTCCCCACCCTTCTTGAACAGCCCGAACCAGATGGGCCTGATCTCCTTGACCACCTGGGCGTCCCACTTGGCGGTGGAGGTAGGGACGGCGCTGGCCTTGTCCCCGCCCTCGACCTTCCCATGCACCTCCGCCACCTGAGCCTTCAGGCACCGGGCCACGGCCTTGCGGAGCAGGCGCTCGTCGGGGGAGAGGGGCTTCACTTCCCCTGTGCCGACTGCCGATTGCTTTGTGAGGAGGGTGTTCATTTATTCAAATCATGTAAACGATTAAACTTGGCCGCAAGCGAATCCATGTTGGTGGCTTGCCGCTCGTGAGTATCTGCAAGATCCTTTTCCCCCGACTCCTTGGCAAGTTTAGCTGCTTCCCGATGCAGCACTGCTGCGTCTTTGTAGTCGTCCCTTGCTTCATCAAAATGAGTTCCGGTTTTCCGTGCCGTGCGGCCAATGGCGTCAGCTATGTCAGATGCTGTTCTCGCTCGGTTAGTGGCTGCTTGTATTTTACCCAAGGTGGCTGCGGCCTGCGTCTCTCCTGCAGGTTTCTTTCCTCCACCGAACCGATCCTTGGCCGCGTCCTCAGCAGACTGCCCCTCGCGGATAAGTACTGGCTGGCCGTGCATGGTAACCCACCGCCCCTCCCCGTCGTCCTTGCTCCCCTTGAACCTCTGCATCTGGGCCAGCCTGTCCTCGGCCTCCTTGCGCGTCTTGTACTTTCCGAAGAGCTTCCCGGTCTGGTGACTGTACACGCTGAACATGCCGTCCTCTTCCTTGATGAACTTATTGGAAGTCTCTATAGCAAAAGCATCCGACCATGTGCCCATGTGCTTCAAGCTCTCCACCACATCCCTGCTCGCGCGCAACCTGCCCACGCCCCTACGATCAAAACGACCCCGCTCGTTCCGCACCAGCCGGATCGGGATGCCTGCCAGGGTCGGGCTGACGTACTGTCCGTCCACCTCCATGGACATGCCGTCGAGAGCCTTCTTGACCGCCTCCCCTGTGGTTTCTGTTGGCTTGGTCTCATCCTTCTTCGGTTTAGTAGACGCTCCGCCGGAAGAGCCGCCGCCGTCAGGGGCTGGGGCTTTAGCGTTATTTATTGCCGGGTTGGCCGCGTCCCCACCTGTCGCAGATGGTTGAGGCTGACTCCCCAGCGGAGCAATTCCACCGGACACCAACGGCAGGTCTCCCCAATCGACCTCTTCTTCACCGTCGCGTTGCCGTATCTCATTCACAGTTGTTAAGCAGGCAGTAAGGCGCATCTGGTCCTCGGCCCGCTGGTCGGCCTTGTCCTTGGGCACCGGGTTGTCGAACGCCACGAACAAGCGCTCCCCGTCGTACATGGGGCACAGCTGCTCGTTGAGCTTCTCCTCGATCCGGGTGCATCTTGGGAGCGTGTTGAACTGCGCCATGAACAGGTCGGCCCCTTCCATCCCTGCTCTTGGGGCACGACTAATTTGTGTGGTGTCGACAAGCCCTATCGGCACAGGGAAGGCACCACAAATCTTTTTCATGATCCAGTCCTCACCCTTGTTGAAGTCCAGCTCGGAAGGCGTCCACCCCACCTTGTCGATCTCGTAGCGGTAGTCGGTCACCTTCACCTTGCCCGCGTTCTTGGCTCCCCGGAACATGGAGTTCCACTCGCGCTCCACCAGCTGCCGCTCCTTGGTGTCCAGCTCACCCTCTAAGTACTTGACGATCAGGTCGGGTCGGGCCATGTTGCCCATGGTGGCCATGACAAACTTCTCCCTCAATTCAGACGACTCAATCGCATACGCCGCCGCCTGCACAGGCCCCATGCCGTACCACGGGTCGAGCGGGTTGGGGTACTTGAAGTGGATGATGTTCTCAGGAGCGATGTGGACCGCCTCCTGCCCGAACTGGTTGATACCATAGATGTACTCACTGACGAACTTCTGGGCGTCAGGAACAATCCGCACCCACTGGCTTCTCAACACAAACAGTTTGGAAGGGACTGCCATCTTGTCACGTTCGACGTTCCAGTAGGCGTCCCCAGTCAGGTCGAGCATAACGCTGGTCAATTCCTTCATCTCATAACTATTCTCGTTGTCGTTCACGTTCTGTAGCAGATCCAAGAACGGATGCTCCTCGAGCTCCTCAAAGTCCTCGGCACCAGCCACCTGCGGTAAACTCTTGCCTAAACGCTTGCGCAACCAGGCGGACTGTTCTCGGCCTACTGACTTAGCCTTGAAGTTCTTGACCACAGTCTGGCCTGTGGCGCGGGAGGCGTACAGCTTGAGGGGAGTGGAGGCAAATCGCTGGGCTGACAACTGAGCACACATATATGTCCAACCGAAGTACTTTCTCACAAGAGCATCCTGGCTCACATCCGGCATCTTGCCCATTCGCTTAAGAAACTCCAGTGATCCGCTGGGCAGGGAGGCGGTGACCACCTTGGGGAAGAGTGATGCGGCTTTGGCTGTTATGCGTGAGAAGATGTTCATGAAATCATTTCTATCGGTTTGTTAATATGCCCACAAAAGAAGCACTTCCATTCGCCTGCGAACGTGACTGTAGGTTGTTTGCAGTGCTCGCAATGTTTCCAAAAGCAAAGCATAACCAACAGAAGTATAACTATCGTTACTATTGCAATTATAGTAATCATGGCTTCCTAAGTAAAGTTTGAAATCCCTGGTGCAAGACCGTCCACCCCATCAGCACCGCCACCGGGACCACCAGCTTACCCTTGCCCAGGTCGGGGTAACCGGTGTCATCTATCAGGACGAGGCCACCGGAAGAAATAGCCGCGTCCGCTATCAAGAAACAGATCAGGTGTTTCTTTGCGCTGGTGGGGTCGGGCAAGTCCCATCCGTCCAGATAAAGTAAATCACATCGTTCTACAATCACATCGTGATCGGGTCTGCATGGGTACTCAAGTGCATTTTTATTCACAAACTTCAAACGGGAGATGTCCGAAATACCTCTATCCATGAACAGCCTACGGCAAACAGACTCGGTAGCCTCATCCTTATCAATCGAAATCAACTTGCCCCCATGCCCGTTCACATACTCCAGGAACACCAGCGTGCTGTGCCCGTCGCTCTCCCCGGCGTGAACGTTACGCAGCCGCCCCACCTCGCAGATGACCGGGTCGGCCACCTTGTCCAGCTCGGCGAAGGCCAGGGCCATTGACTCTTTGCGTGCTTGTGAGGGATAGTTCATATGGGTAAAATCCCCTGGTTCTTGTTGTTCACGTTTGTCCACGCGCTCTCGTCGTTCATGATCCTGTGCTCGAAGTCCTTGCGTGACTCCCCCGTGCCGAACGGGCCTG